AACCAATGCCGATTATCAGGCATACCTCAACAAAGACACATCCAACTCTTCAACACCACAGGCAGGTAACTAATGAGCAGAGCGCAGAGTCGGTCGCAAGGGTTGAGTAGAATACAGGCAGAGGCTACGGCTCAGGCTAATTTCACGGCGCAGTTGGCGGCCACTAATGCGAAGTTAGAGGCATTGGGGCTGACGGCTCAGGACATTGCGAATTTATTGAACGCCGCTAAAGCGTAATACATAACAGAAAGGCGCAACCATGACAATTTTTCTTTTGTGTTTATCTTCCAATACGGGGGTTAATTTTTAATGTCATATAGACTTAGAGTATTAAATGATTCTCCAGTAGGTTTTTGGGAACTTAATAGTCAAAATCCTGCTACATATAGTGATGCCATTATTAATTATAATGATACAAACTCTTTGTATAATCAATCATTTGAAGATTACTTTCCTGATATAACTTATAATACCAACTCTGCTACAGACCCTATATCATCGCAAACAACATCTTTAGATATTCTTCCTCTTATAACAAATTCATCTTATGATGGTAATTTGTTTGGAACAAAAGTAACAGCAACTAGTAGAGTCATTATTACTAACCCTGCCAATAAATATAAAATGTTTTATCAAGGAACAGAAAACTTATATTTTGGCATTGAATTTTGGCTGGGATTTGATTCAAATCCTTCAACAGTAAATAATATCTTAACAATTACTAATGGTTCTAGTACCATAGGTCAAATATCTGTTGATAATGATATGATTTATTTTTCATTATTTGGTCAAGATAAAACTACTTCTTCATCACTTTCTTATAAAGCCTTTAAGCAAGTAACCTCTTGGGAATCTCAAGCACATGTTTTTGCTTATTATGCTAATAATACAATTAATCTTATTGTAAATGGTATACCTGGGATACAAGATACTCTATCTTCTAACTTTAACTTTACATCTTCTTATTCTAATGCTACATCAACAACATACACTATTGGTCCCGCACCTACTACAAATAGCTTTGTTATTAATGATTTAGCTTTTTATGATTATATCTTATCAACTAATCTTATTAGATCTCATATGGTTTGGGCTACATATGATTCTTCCCCTCAAACATATGTTAAGCAAACAAATGGTTATTTCTTTGATATTAAAGAAACAAATAATATGTATGCTTTTAAACAAGACTTTTCAGATCCTAAAAATTATAAAAAAGGTATATCAAATAATTTAATTATAGATAAAAATGGTATGACTTTAAAAACAATTCCAGATCTTATTCAAGCAGGAACAGGAACACTATCAAATTCTGCAAGCGGGTTATCAGTTACAGGTACTTCATCTTCTAAGTTTACTAACTTTTCAGATTATTTTTCATTAAATAAAGTCTCTATTTTAGGTCAAATAAATTGGCAACTAAATACTGGAGCATCACCTTCTGTAATTCTTTCAATTGAAGGCTTTAATAATGGTGAGTGGCTGTACCTAGCTCAAAGTACAGATAAAAAGCTCACGCTATACTATTATAGCCAGTCCCCTGTATATCCTTATGCAACTACATCAACGGTGTTGGCACAGCTTCCTGCCACAACTGCAACGGGTATCTATAACTTTGGATTATCTTTTAATGGCGGGACAGCAACAGTTTACCTAGCTGGAACAGGTACTATTTCAACTAATGCTATGCCTTCTTATAACTATTCTAATTTAAACTTGTATTTTGGAAATGAATATTCAAATGCAGTAACGTTACCTATGGTGGGTAATATAAAGAATATAACTATTTTAGACGGTTATACCGATCCTTCTACATATACATCTTATGGTCAAAAAGATTTACTAACTATTCCTTTTACAAGTAATTTGTCTGTATCTCAACTTGGAACATGGACATTTAAAGTCCCTAGTTCAAAAATGTCAAAGGTTGTTGGCTCAAGAGTCACTTGGGATTCAGGGTCTTCAGATAATTCAGTAATTAGTACTTCTAAGAATGTGATTGTCCAGGTTTCAGGAGATTATGGACAAACTTGGTCTCAAGTTACTAATGGAGCACCAGCAACTAAATTTGATGATAGTTCTGTGGCAGCATATACAGATACATCTTTCAGGGTAATAATCTTTACAAATTCTTCTTCATCTACTTACTTGCCAAGAATTGATAATCTATCAATAGCTTTTTATAATGATTTATCTATTGTTTCTGATGCAGGTGCTTTTATCCTATCTCCAAGAAAAGGCACTTACACAGGAGATACCTATTCAATTAAAAAGAATTTCTTTAATATCATGTCAAGAGCTACTAATTTTGGAATTAAACTAAAATCAGTTAATGGTAATAATTCTGTCGCTACAATTACTCCAGCCTTTATATCTAATGGATATTCTACAATAGAATTTTGGTTCCGACCAGATACTGCAAGTGCATCAACTATTCAGCCAATTCTTGATACTGTTGGGCAACAACAAAAGGTGTATATGGATTCAAGTATGAATCTTTACCAAGCTGGATTTTCTGCAGTCTATGTTAATGGTATGCCACTGATATCTGGTGGAAAGACTTTAACTGCAAATGAATCTTATCATTTTGTTTGTGTATATCCATCTGCAATTAATTACCAGTTAGTTTTGGGCGGGGATCAAAGAAATCAATTCTTTTCTCAAGGCACCTTTGGGTATATAAGTATCTATCCAAGCACCTTTACTCAAGCCCAAGCACAATCAAGATACCTAGGCTTCTTGTCATCTACTGTTTCTCAGGTTGATAATAGTCCTATCCTAAATAGCTCAAATGTAATTGCTTCAATAGCAGAATACTCTGGAGGAAGCACTGCTTATAACGGCGGATTACCTCTTTTGTCATACATGCATCCTGTAAATGCCTTAAAGTAATACTATTTTGACATCCATATGTTCAGTTTTAAATGGTTTGATGGTATTATTGGCATATGGGTAAAATGCGTATTCAACCAATTGATGAGGTCAACTGGGGACTATATATATGGCAACTGCCAGACGGTAAAGTTGTTATGGATGATGAGGGTGCATATTTAAGCATCCCCTCCATGAAAGGCGATATCCGCCAAATAAAAAAACTAAAAGATCTTGCAAGACATCACGGGCTAGAAGATGGTGAGCCATTATTTATGGCAGGTCATAGACCAGTAACAGATGATGAACTTGAAATGCAAAGGCAAAGACTGCAGATAGGCTTAGTGCCAGATGAACAAGATTTGCCTGCTATGATGGATTATGTTAAAGAAATGAGGGACATGAAAATTGGCTAATTTAGAGATTGCTGATGATGAAGATGAAGGCGGGATCGTTGTATCCTTAGATAAAGGTATTAAGCATGTATCTGAAAATGACTTTGATGATCCTTTTAATGGCACATGGGAAGATATTAGAAAAGCTGAAGGATTAGGTCCTAACTTTCGTCGTAAAGTTGATAGACTTCAAAAGTCATTTACGGGCGTAGGAGATGCAAAATCTAAGAAGCTTGATCCTCTTGATTTAACAGGATATTCTTTATTTCAAATTGTTCAACCTCCATACAATGTTTTATATCTATCACAGCTTTATGATATCTCTCCATATCATCACTCTGCGGTAAATGCTAAGGCAGCTAACGTAGTAGGGCTGGGCTATAAGTTTGATAATACCTGGGCTACAACTTCAAGAATTGAAGAGACTATGAATAACCCAAAGAAACTTGATAAGATGCGTTCAAAGATTGAAGGAATGAAAGAAGACCTTCGTCAGTATTTGGAAACACTTAACTCTGATGACTCATTTACTGAAACAATGAAAAAGATTTATATTGATATGGAATCAACAGGAAATGCTTACATGGAAGTTGGTAGAACAACAAGCGGTAAGATCGGATATATTGGTCATATTCCTACAACTACTATGCGTATCCGTCGTCACCGTGATGGGTTTGTTCAGGTTGTCTATAATCGTTATACATTCTTTAGAAACTTTGGAGATGTAGAAACTCCAGATCAAATTGGAACAGATCCACAGCCAAATGAAGTAATTCACTTTAAAGTGTTTACCCCATCAAATACATACTATGGTGTTCCAGATATTCTTTCTGCTAAAAATGCAGTTGCTGGTGATGAGTTTGCTCAAAGATTTAATTTAGATTACTTTGAAAATAAAGCAGTTCCTAGATACATTATTGTTGTAAAGGGTGCAAAGCTTACTGCAGATTCAGAACGTAAATTGCTTGAATTCTTCCAGACTGGTTTACGGGGAAGAAATCATAGAACTCTTTATATCCCTCTTCCTTCAGATGGAGAGCAAGGTCGTGTAGAGTTTGAGATGAAACCTGTTGAAGCGGGAGTTCAAGATTCTTCATTTAAGAACTATGCTATTGAGAATAGAGATCGTATTCTTATTGCTCACCGTGTACCTATTTCAAAAATTGGTATGCCTCAAGGCGTATCTTTGGCAAATGCTAAAGATGCTGATAAAACATTTAAAGAACAAGTATGTCGTCCACGTCAAGAAGAACTAGAAATAAAAATTAATAGAATTATTTCTGAATTTACTGACGCATTTGTTCTTAGATTTAATGAACTTGCTCTTACAGATGAAGAAACTCAATCTCGTATTGATGATCGTTACCTTAAGGATCAGGTCATTGTTCCTAATGAAGTTCGTGCTCGTAAGGGCTTGCCTCCTCTACAAGGTGGAGACACTGTTTTAGTGCTTAATCCTAAAGCAATGCAAGACGCAGCTTCAGATGCAAGTGGTAATAAAACTCGTGATCAAAATAGAACAATTAATGCTCCTGATAAAATGGGGACAGGTCGTAATGCAAAAGGCGAAGGTCCACAAGAAGGTAATTAAAAATGGCTACAGCATTAGATGTACTAAATGTTGCTAGGAGCCAAATTGGATTCCATGAAGGTGCAAGTAACGAAAATCCTTACGGCGATTGGTATGGAGTCCCTAATGCTCCTTATTGTGCAATGGGAATTTCATGGTGTTTTGCTCAGGTAGGTCTATCTCATCTTATAGCAGCACAAACTCCTAAAGGCTTTTCTTATAATCCCGCAGCCCTTCCTTGGTTTCAAAGACAGGGCTTAGTTGTAAATAAAATGCAAGGACAGCCAGGTGACTTAGTATTTTTTGACTGGAATGGCGATGGGGTCGTAGATCATGTTGAGATGCTAGAAGCAGCAAGTCCAGGTGGAATTACTACAATTGGTTTTAATACTGGTAGTCCAAATGATCCAACTAAAGAAGGCTGTTGGCAATTACATAGAAATTATTTGTTTATAATGGCGATAGTTAGACCCAGATATCCTGTTCCATTAAAACCTACAACATCAATTTCTACAGGCAAAAAAGCTACAGCTAGCGTTGCAGCAGGCGCATCAGCATTAACTGGAGGCATGTTAGTAACTCATCCAGGAACAACGAATGGCACAACTGTAACTTCCCCATCTATAACTGTTTTTGTAGCACCCCCCTTTCCTACATCTCAAACCTCTTTCGCTTTAGGGCAAACAAATGATGCAGTTTTGACTGTTCAAAAAGCTTTAGAGAAAGCGGGACTACTCCCAAAAGTATATGATACGGGTACCATGAATATACAAACCCAAGCCTCTTTAGTAAAATTTGAGAAAAAGCAAGGCATTACTGTAGCCAAAAACACTATACCTCAAATCATCTATGATGAACTTAAGGGGTTATTATGAGCGTAAAACACCATTTTAAATTTCAAATCTTTGATGCAAAACAGCTTATGATTGCTTCAACTGGAGCCTTCAGTACATGGGCTGCAACAGGTTTCCAACGTGACTTATCACATCTTGGGTATGTTTTGGTCGGGTTTATAACTGGGGGCTTAGTCTCCCATAATTCAATGAATAGTCCAAATGTCTTGCCAGACTCTCATATTCAAACTCCTTATGTTAATAACATAAATGACGGGGATAAAGGAGTACCAGCAGTACCCGTAGAGTCTAACATTTATAAACCAGAGGGTGTTGACGTAAAAAAAGTCATCAAAATAAACAGCAACATTATACGATAGTTTTTATCAAAATTATGCGTTATTTATGAATACTGCTATTATTTATTTACACATGGATATTCAAAAGACGTACTGGCAAAACAGCGAATCAACAACTACTCTTAATTTTCCTATTACAAAGGTAAACAGAGAGAAGAGAACTGTATCTGGTTTTGCCTCTCTAGATAACATTGATCGTCATGGAGACATTGTAACAAAAGAAGCAAATAAAAAAGCATTTGAAAACTTTCGTAAAAATATTCGTGAAATGCATGGACCAGTAGCCGTAGGTAAGATGGTTGATTTTAAAGAAGATACATTCTTTGACCCAGAAACTCAAAAGAAATATAATGGCATTTATGTAACTGCTTATATTTCAAAAGGTGCTCAAGATGCTTGGGAAAAATGTTTAGATGGAACCTACTCAGGGTTTTCTATTGGTGGCAACATTAATGATGCCAAGATGGAAAAAGCTCAAGACGGATCTGATAAAAGCTACCGTGTAATCCATGACTATGATTTACATGAGCTATCATTAGTAGACTCCCCAGCAAACCAGCTAGCTAACTTTATGTCTATTCAAAAAAATACAGATGGATCTTCTTTTATTAAAGGAATGGCTTCAGAAGTAATTTTAGAGAATGTTTTTTGGTGTAAGCAAGATGAAGTTGCATCAACATCAGAATCTTTGTCAAAAGACTGTGTAGTTTGCGATACACCAATGACAAATATTGGTTGGGTTGAGCAAAAAGATATTGAAAAGTTTGAAGCAATTGAAAAAGTAATTGATTTTTATTTTAAGAAAGATGATGCTCCAACATCCGCTCACGCTGCTGGCGAAACAGCTGCTCCAGGTTTGACAGGTAACGTAATTGATAGCTCTGCTTCAATAAACCTTTACCCTGATCAAAATGAAAAACAAAAAGTCACGTTGTCAGACGGGCTTAAAAAGAGTGATGATATTTCACTCAACGAAGGAGGTAACAAAATGGCAGAAGATATAAATGCAGAAGTTGCAGAAGTTGCAGCAGATGTAGAGACTCCAGCCGAAGAAGTTTCAACTGTTGAGGCTACTATAGAAGATACCAGCATTGAAAAGGCTGCATCAATTTCTGAAGTTGACGATACTCTTGATTTTGAGAAGGCACTCGGCAACCTGAAGACCTTCCTAGGTGAGTCTATTGAAAAGAACTATTCCTTGCAATCAGCTACAATTGCAGATCTCAAGAAAGTTGTTGACGCAACTAATTCTGAGCTTGCAAAAGTGAATTCTTCACATGAGGAACTGAAGAAATCTTATGTAGATTTGCTTGAGAAAAATGAAAAACTAACAAAGACAGTTGAGGACCTTGGTGGCAAGATTGAATATGTTGACCATCAGCTTAAGGGCTTTGAGTCCGCAACTGCAGTACAGAAGTCTGTTGGGTTTGCGGATCCAGCAGGACAAACTAAAGCAAAACAAAGTACATGGAACGGTGCCTTCCTCGGTATAGATTCTATAAAATAAAAGAAATAAGGTGGTGAAATAAAAAATGAGTAATGAACTTCTACAAAAAGTAATTGATACTACGAACCTCGGTTCTTCTGCAGTCAACGCTTCTACTGATTCTTCTACCCTTTCGGGTAACGGTCTCCTATATCCAGATCAAGCTAATCGCTTCTTGGATTACATGTGGGATGCAACAATTTTGGCTAAGACATCCCGTACAATTCGTATGAAGTCTAATACAACCGAGATTGATCGTGTTGCAGTTGGACAACGTATCATGACAGTCGCCCAAGAAGATAATCCTCGTGATTATACAAATTCAACAGGTGCTGGCTTCACAGCTGCAACAGCAGCATTCAATAAGGTTTCTCTTACAACACGCAAGTTGCGTCTTGACTGGGAACTTTCAGCAGAGTCTCTAGAAGACAATATTGAAGGTCCAGATCTTGAGGATCATATTGCACGTCTTATGGCTACCCAGGCAGGTAACGATATTGAAGATGTTTTGATTAACGGTACAGGAACAAGCACTGGCTTAATGTCAGCATTCGCTGGTTTCCGTACATTGGCTATTAATAACGCACACGTTGTTGATGCTAATGGTGCTGGTCTTGACAAAAACGTTTTTAACAACGCAATTAAAACAATGCCTCGTAAGTATAAGCAACGCCGTAACCAGCTCCGATTCTTCACAGGATCAAACTTGGTTCAAGATTACCTGTTCAATTTGACATCAGGTACTAGCACAGCATTCTCTCCTTTTGATATCGCTTCAGGTATCCTTCGTGGAGATGTAGCTGCTAACGACGGTGGTCCAGGTTCTGTAACTCCACTCGCATTTGGTATCCCAGTTATCAACGTTCCGTTGATCAATGAGACCCAGACATTCAGTGGTTCAGCAACAGCAGGAGATGTCCACTTGACATTCCCTCAAAACTTCATTATTGGTATCAAGCGTGATGTAACAGTCTACCGTTTGTTCCAGCCAAAGAAGGACACAATTGAATACACACTATTCATTCGTGTTGGTTGCGTAATTGAGAACTATGATGCTCACGTCATCGTTAAGAACGTTGTTGTTCAGGCTGCAGTTGGAACTGGTGCCCTTGGTGTAACCAATGGTTCTGGTATCACTGGTGGTGCAGGAACAAATACATACTAATTTTTAATTAGTTGCAAGATTAAGGGCGGGATTTAACTCCTGCCCTTAGTCATTTAATGATATAATTAACAATGACGAGAGGAAGTCAAATGTCATTTACAGAGTTAAAACTTAATGAATTAAAAAAGGTAGCAGAATCTTTTGCTGTTGATACAGAAGGTCTGAAGACAAAACAAGAAATTGTTGCTGCTATTCAAGAAGAAGGCGTAACTTATCAAATGTATGATAAGCTAAAGAATGCTGAAAAGCAAGAAATTGAAATTCCAGAATCTGAAAAGATAAAAAGAGAGAGAAAGATTATGTCAAAGACAACAAATCAAGTTCTCGTAAAAATGGAAAGAAATAATCATTCGTATGAAATTCGTGGTTATGCTTTTAGTCAAGAGCATCCATTCATGGCTATGTCAGAATCAGAAGCTCAGAGAATTTTTGATACAGAAGTTGGTTTTCGTATTGCGACTCCAAGAGAAGCACAGGAATACTACGCTTAAAAAATAAAATAGGGGGTGTTGTAAATGCAGACAATCAACACAAATAGTCAAGAAAAAATTAGTATAGAAGTATATAGTGATGGGGTTTTATCTCAAGCAGATTCTTCCCCAACACTTTCAATATATGATGCAGATAACGACACCCTACCTATAGCGGGTTTTTCAAGCCTAACATCTTATGATGAGTCTCCAACAGGAGTATATTCTTTTCTGTTGACTCCAGCAATTACAAATATCAATCGTGTTCTAGAAGCAAGATGGCATTACTTTACTAATAGTGTTCCAGTAACTCAAGTGGATTACTATCAAGTTGAAACTCCTTATTCAACAGTTTCAGAGACTTCAGACTTTTTACAGTTTGGTTCAGTTCCATCAGACCTTAATTATATTGATGAGAAAAGTATTGTAAGTGCAGAAAAAGTTGCCAGAACAATTATAGAAGGTTATACAGGTATAAAATTTTATACATATTATGGAAGCCAAGAAGTCTATGGAATTGGTGCAAGTACAATTCAGCTAACAGAAAAAATGTTAAATGTTGATAAAATTTATGAAAATCAAATATTGGTTTATGACGCTACACAGACTCCTGTGTACGATACTTTTGGATTTGGTACAGAGTTAAGTCCTTCTGGCTACCAGCTCCGCATATGGTATCCTGGCTGGCCTGATGGGTGGAATAATCAGATGGATCCAGTCATTTATGATTATGGTCGTTTTAGAGATCAATACCTATATAAATTTACAGGACAAATTGGATTTAAGTATGTTCCAGAAGATATTAAACTTGCATCTATGCTTTTAATTAATGATATTCTTTCAAATGATTATAACTGGAGGAATAAGTATTTATCTCAGGTAAACCTCAGCGAGATATCATTTAAGATGGCTGGCGGGGCATTTAACGGTACAGGCAATATTACAGTAGACAATATTCTTGATCAATATCGTAAAACAAATATCGTGATAATCTAATGTTTAATAAAAATATGAGAAACTCATTTATGGGTTCAGTTATGAATATGAGTGCAGATGTTTATATCCAGCAAAATATTCAAGATGCAAATACGGGTGCAATAAAACGGGCTTGGGTCTATTCAAAAACTATTCAGTGTAAAATTGAACCTGTAAAAATGAAGGGTGCATCTACTAGAACAGATAATAAATCTTTTGCTAAGGGTTCAGATATGACCTATGATGAAAAATTTCAATTAAAGCTGTATTGCTTTGAACTACTTAGTAAGCGTTGGCGTATTGAAAATATAAGGTCAAGTGATGGAAAGCAAATCTTTGTTGAAATTGATAGAATATCTAGTCCAGATACTAAGTTTGAGATAACATCTTCCCACGCCCTTCTTGACCCATTTGGAAAAATTGCTTATTATGAAGCAGTTCTTCTGAGAACCGAGTTACAAGATGACCATCAATCTTGAGATTGATTCAAAAGAACTAATCGGTCAACTTGATGAGTTTATATCAAGTTTAGATGAATTACAAAGTCCCACTGTTTTATCTCAAATTGCTAAAGCTACTTTTGCTATAACAGGTGAAAGGTTTATGATCGCTGTAGATAACTATGCAAGACTAAATCCTAAAAAAATGCACCATGTTTATGAATGGGGCAAAGTGGGCGTACCTAGTGCAAGGTTATTTGTTTTAGAAAGAAGTAAAATTCTTTATGGTGATTTAGTAATTTCAGGAGTTTTCTTACCATCAAGAATGCCAGTTCCTATTAACCCAGAATTATTATTTTCAGGAAAAACTGGTAAATCTGTTTCAAGAAGAAGTGTCTTTAGAAATAAAGCAACAGTAATGGAAAACGGAACTCCAGTTTCTTTTCAAGCAAAAAGAGTTTTAGCCTTTATGGGCGGGAGCGGGATAGCATTCATTGCACCAGGAACTCAAGTTAATATCCTTCATCCTGGAGGAACAGGAACTAAAAATTCTTTTGCTTCATTTATGCTTGAGTGGTATGCTAAAAGTGGAAATGTAATTATGGAAGAGTCTGGGTTCTATGATAGACTTATCAATGATGTTTCTATAGTTTTAAATTCAAATAAACCTAGTGTTGCAGCAGTTAGAGCAGCAGTAACTAAAATTGCAGATGAAGTAGATTTGGGGGCGGTTCTTAAATGACAGTAGATTATTCAAAAGTAGCAGCATATGATGTAAGAAATGCTATATGGTTGGAATTACAGAGTTATGGTCTTCTTGATCCAAAAAACTATATGGCTGAGGGATTCAATGAACCTCTTATCCCTATTATTCCTTCCCAGCAGGTACCAGAATTTAATAACTTACTTCCAGGAAAAACATACATAACCTATGATATTGTTCAAAAGTCATATGGAGTTCAATGGTGGATCTCTGATGAAACTATGGTGATGCAAATAGTTTCAAGAAGTAATACTGAGATTTTGACTATTATTAACTTTTTAACAGACCTTTTTAGAAGGTATGAAAAATCAGCTTTAGATCTGAATATGCAAAGGACTGATGGAAGCCCGTTTAGGTTCTTATATGCAAAAGTAGAGTCTGCTAACCCAATTCAGCCATTTACAGATGAAGGCGGGTTTATGAGTGGAGACTTCTCAGCTAATTATACATATACTAGAGATGTTGATCAGGAAGCGTCTAACTCAGGCAGATATATCTAAAGTTTGAATTATACCACTTTAATGTTATGATTTTCTATGAGGAAGCAAGTTTTAACTTTTTTTGTTTTAACTTTAAAATAAAATAAGGTGGTGAAATAAAAAAAATGGCTACAAATACAAAAAACGTAATTGTTGGTGCAGCATCTATCTTTATTAGCGTTGGTAATAACACTAATTCATATGGTCGCCCTTCAACAAAATCAACAGATCTTAATAATCTTTTTGGAGCAGGTCTCCCAGCACGTCAGAGTCTTCTTGCATCGCAAGGTCAGACAACTGGTAACTTTGCATCTATGCAAGGTGGATACCGTGAAGTTGGATACACAAACACAGGACTTGAAGTTTCTTACGAGCCAACATATGGTGAAGTAATGGTTGATCAACTTTTGGACGCAGCTCGTCTATTCAAGCAAACACTTAAAGTTACGCTCAAGACAGAGCTTACAGAAGCAACTCTTGAAAATCTCCAGTTCTCATGGGGACAAATGGATTCCTACTATGTTGCAACAAATGCAAGTACAGTTACGGCTGTTCCAGCATTGATCAACAATGACTCTACAATTAGCTCAACAGATACTCCAGCAGCAACATTAAACATTGCAGCAGGTGCCCTTGGTGATGCTCCAGTAGAGCGTACACTCATTGCAGTTGGACAAGCTCCACAGCAAATTGGTACATCAATTGCAGAAAATACTCCTTCAGGTGCATCAAGCTCTGTAACAATTCCAGCAGGCTCAACAGTCTCAAGTTCACTCTTGCGTTCTAAAGAGCGTGTTTATGTTGCACGTCGTGTTGTTTCAATTGATACAACAATGCATGCTTTGAAGCGTGATGCAGCAACTGTGTTCCCAGTGAACTTCCGTTGCTTGCCTGATTCTGACTATGCTTATGCAGGTGCAGAATACGGTGTCGTTATTGACCGTGTATACGGAACTAACTAACATCTAAATACAACTTAATATAGAATTTCAAACCCCGTCAGAAATGGCGGGGTCTTGAATTTGTCCATAGGTATTATGTTGGTATAATTTAACTAATAAACAAAGGAGCTATAAAATGGCAACAACAGTATATGATATTGTAGAAATTGAACTAAGTGATGGAACTACCATTACTTTAAAGCCACTGCCTATTAAGCAGCTAAGAAAATTTATGGAAATTGTAAATGCTATGGGTATTGATGATGATAAAACTGAGCTTGATGCTATGGACCATTTTGTAGAAGCAGCAGTAGTTTGCCTAGAAGGACTAGGACGACCAGATCTTGCTAATAAAGATAAGTTTGAGGAATTGATTGAAGTTCCTACAATGATGAAAATCCTTGAGGTTGCTGGAGGACTGAAGTTGTCTGACCCAAACCTTCTGGGGGCGGCTCTAGTTGGGACGAACTAGATCTAAGCTCCTTAGAGTCTGAAGTTTTTGCTCTAGGTCATTGGAAAAATTTTGATGAGCTAGAAGCAAGTCTTTCTATACAAGAACTTAATGCTTTAATAAAATCATTAAGGGAAAAAGAAGAAAGGCAAATGAAGTTCCAAGCAGCAATGGCGGGGGTTGATCTTGATGAAAAACCTGAAGAACCAGAAGATGTTATGAAGCTTCAGAATGCTAATCTTGCATCAAGAGAAGGTTTTGGTGTAGGTGAAGGACTTGGATTTATGTCTTTAGAATAAAGGGGTGAGAACATAACTTGGCAAAAATAGAATTAAATATAGTTGCATTAGGTGATTTCTCTTCAGTCAATGCTCAAATTAAAGCTCTTCAACTACAAGTTGATTCGCTTAATAAAGGTGTAGCTGGTGTAGGTCTAGGATCTGCCCTTGTTAAAGATTTAAATGCAGCCCAATCAGCATTTAAATCAACAATGCTTTCAACTGGACAATTTACAGCTCAAACTGTTAAGATGTCTTCTGAAACAGAAAAATTTGGTCAAGCTCTTGTTGCAGGTAAGTTAAAGATTTCTGATTATTTTAATATAATTACTAATAAAGCAGGTCAAGCAAAAGCATCAATGACTTTGCTTGCTGAGTCACAAGTAAAATTACAAAACTCTGTTGTTGTTAAAAACAAGCAGGGCTTCTTGGATGTTTATACTCCAACATCATTTAATAAAATTGCTCAGGCTGAAGAACTTGTAACTATGAAGTCTGCTTTGATGCAAAAAGCAATTGATGGTGGTTCAACAGCTCTTGTTAACTTTGGTAAAAATACACAATGGGCAGGTCGTCAGTTAACTGTAGGTCTTACAATGCCTATGGTTATGTTCGGAGCAGCAGCCGTTAAATCATTTCAAGCTACAAATGTTGAATTAACAAAGTTGCAAAGACTTTATGGTGAAGGTCTTACCCCTCCAAGCCAAGCACAACTTGATAAAATTTCAGGTCAAGTCCTTAATCTAGGAAAGCAAGTTGCTCAGCAAATGGGTATTGCTCAATCTGCTACAGTTCAGGTAGCAGCTAGTTTTGCAGCTATGGGTAGGCAAGGTCAAAATCTTCTTGATACAACATATCAAACACAAAGACTTTCAAAGCTAGGTGCAGTTGATGCTACAGCAGCTACTAATACAATTGTTGCATTACAAAACGTTTATAAAGTAAGCACTAATGATCTGGCTGGTGCTGTTAACTTCTTGTCAGATATTCAAAAGCAGACAACTATGACACTTGGAGATATGACTGAGGCTATTCCTCGTGTTGGTCCAATCATGAAAGAATTGGGAGCAAGCTATAAAGATACTGCTGTCATGCTTGTTGCTATGCGTGAAGCAGGAATTCCAGCATCTCAAGCAGCCAACGCATTAAAATCTGCTATGGCATCTATAATTGCCCCAACTTCAGCAGCAACTAAAGAGTTTGCATCTTTTGGAATTAACTTAAATGCTGTAAAAACAGCAGGCGGTCCTGTACAGATGATTGAATCATTACAGCAAAGTCTGTCAAAGCTAGCCCCCCTAGCAAGAGAACAACTTATTGAAAAACTATTTGGTAAAATGCAATATGGTCGTATTTCTGCACTCCTTGACAACTTTGGAAAAGCGGGAAGTCAGACAGTAAATGCTCTTAAAATTGCAGGAGCAACATCCACTGAACTTGCAACTCTTGCAAATCAAGAAATGAAGCAAGCAACATCTTCTGTTTCTTCCCAATGGACAAGAGCACTGGAAGGGTTTAAAGCAACCCTATATCCAATTGGTCAAAAGTTTGTTGAAATGGGATCAATTGTTCTCAATGTAGCAAATAAAATTGGTAAAGCTTTTAGTGATTTACCTTCTCCACTTAAAGGCTTCTTTGGATTTCTTTTGATTGGTGCAGCCATTGCTGGACCACTTATCATGTTAACTGGTTTATTATCTAACTTTGCAGGATATCTTCTTAAAGGCGTGGGACTTGTAAGACAGCTAGCAACTGGAGGAATGACATTAAAAGAACTATTAACACCAGAAATTATTGCATCACAAAAAGCAGCAGAACTATTTTCAAATCAAATATCCAATGACGTTAGTGCTGTAGATTTATTAAATCAAGCTGTTGAAAGACTCACCGCATCACTAGCTGGAATGTCTGGTGCTATGACTACAGGCACTGGAGATGTAGCTGTAAAATCTGCAGCAGTGATTGCAGCAGCATCAAATATTGGAGGAAGATTAAGTTCTGATCAATTACCAATATTACCTTCTGTAAATATAAGAACTAATGATAATTTTCAAAAAATGGACAAAGCCCATGCTGGTATTTCAAAAACAATTTCAAAAGAAGAAGCAACAGCAATGTTGCCAGATCTTACTGCAATTCAACAAACAAGAGTTAATCAAGCACTCAGTGCTATAGAAACTGGTGCTGTAAAAGAAGAAGAAGTTCTATTTAACTTGTTAGATAATTTTGTTTTAAATTTAAGCCATAGTGTAAATGAACTTATGAAGCCTTATGCTCAAAGACCTATATATAATACCAGTGGAAATTTGATTAGAGCAGGTAAAGAAAGTAAAGGGGTATCAAGAGAGCAATTTATATCTCAAGAGTTAACTCCATCTGTTTATACATCAAATATCTTACAAGCTCAAGAAAAAGGTGTTCAGGTAACTAATGAACAAGCTGCTAAATTTAGTCAAGCAATGAATTTAATTACATCAGATATTTTGCTTTCTGATGATCAATTTAAAATTTTAAAAGAACCAGAACTTGCAAAAGCTTATGATATAGCAATGCAAAAAGCAATAGAAGTTTTTTCTGCAATGGCACAAAATGGAGAAAAAGATGCAGCAGAAATGCTTAAACTTGCAATAGCTTTTCAAGAATTAAGAAATTCTACAACGCTTGAAATAACTGGCCCACTATCAACAATGGGAATTAAAGGTGGCGGAAGCAGTGGAGCTACACAAATTAGAAGTGCTGCTTTTCCAGGAATTTCCACATATGAAAAATCTGGAGGAACTAGAGCAGAAATATCGGCAATGTCAGATAAAATTAAATCTGCAGGAGGAGCAATTGATCAAGCATTTGCTGATGCAATATTTTCTGAAAGACAATTAATTGTAGATGCTACAGGAAAAGTTGCTGTAGAAGCAGGTAAAGAATTTACAACGCAAATGCAAACAACAATTAAAGATAGTGCCCCTGCAATAACAGCAGCTGTGGGGTCAAGCTTAGAAGGTGCAAGCGTAGAAGCAGCAGTAGCTGGAGAAACAGCAGGACTTTCATTTATAGAAAAAATGAAGGGCAAGCTTACAAGTAATAAAGGCATGGGTATGGGCTTAATGCTCGGAGGTACCATGCTCGGTCAAACAATGTCTGGAAGTAAAAACCAAACGGTAAATACTTTAGGCACTGGAGTTACTATGGGTGCAAATGCTGCAGGTATTGCTATGATGATGGGTCCAGAAATTGCAGCAATGGCAGGTCCAATTGCTTTAGGTGTGGCGGGAGTAGCAATAGCTACTAAAGAACTTATTAAGTACATGGATGATGTTAAAGCTCATAAT